ATAGTATAAGACAATCATGGTATAAGACAATCATGGTATAAGACAATCATGGTATAAGACAATCATGGTATAAGACAATCATGGTATAAGACAATCTAAGACAATCATGGTATAAGACAATCATGGTATAAGACAATCATGGTATAAGACAATCATGGTATAAGACAATCATGGTAAATAATGTGTAATTGAATATCCTTGTATACCAATTAGTAAATGAAATAACATATGATAATTCAGCCAATTTGGATCTTTGGCTTCAAATAATTTATTAGCTATTAAGTAACAATATATAGTGGCTGCCAAATTAGGATAGAAGAGTAATCTATAATCATGTAAGTGTATTATGCCATTATATAGAAAACTTAAAAATGCAATTTTGCTAAATAGTAAATCAAGATTACGTCTTGTTCCATAAGTGGTTTTACGCCAATAATTTATAGAACAAAAAGTTGTTATTAGTAATCCATAACATTGTGTATAATATTCGCGCTGATAACTCAAATAAGCTGTTGGTAAAATAGATATACTTGTCATAACCAACCATTTTGATTCATCCCATTTTACAATTTCTTGTGTAGTCATATTTATGTTTTATAAATATATATAGTTTTTATTTATATATATATACAAATTTATATTATCTAACATATTTTCCAACTCGAACAAATGTATCTGCAATAAAGATAATAAATATACCTAAAAAAGAATATAAAATAACCTCTTCTGTTACATTATTTGTTCGCTCGTCTTGTTGATCTTCTAATAAAGTAATCATGTAGTTCATCTTTTGTAATAACACATTATCATCTATATTTGAATTTAACTGATTATAATTCATCTGGTTATAATATGGTTTATTTACTAGATTTTTTTGTAAAATTTGTTGTTGTTGTTGCAAATAACTAGGCAATACGCGTTTATAATATTCTTCATTCGTTTTTTCGTCACCATAATTGCTGTAGTCATTTGCATCAAACTCTTCCTCGTCTGGATTATTTGGTTTAGGTTGTTTGCCTAATGTCCTAAAGATTTGTTCATTTCTGTTAGTCATATTAATCATTGACTCTTGTTGTTTTTTATCTTCTTGGGTTTGTATTCTTTCTGTAGTAACAGATTTAGGAGGAGAGAATACATCATCATCATCATCATCATTTGATGCATGTAGTTTTTCTAAAACACTGCTATCTACTTTTTTATTTGAAAAAGCCTCTCTTCTTTTTTGAGTTGTATTATTACGTCGTGGTTTTCTATTATCTATATAAGTTTCTGAATTTGAATTATTACAATCTTCATTTTCTAGTGAATATGCCGAAAAAGCTAAAGACATTCTCTTATTAAAAATTTAGATAATAATTTTAAAATAATAATTTGATAAGGATTGTAAAATAATATTATTTTATATTTCAAATTATATTATATAAGAATATTTATATGGACACAAAATTTGTGAGTAAAAACAAAATTTGCATTTCTGCTGCAATATTTTTTATTATTTTACTTAGTCAATATAAATCATTTAAATTCTTAATTAATACCATTTTAGGACGTTTTATATTAGTTCTTCTTATTTTAGGAATTAGTAGTTCTAGTGTGTTTTGTGGTATTATAGCAGTTTTATATGTTATTATTATGATTAATCAAAATGATGAAGTATATTTAGAAGGTTTTGACAGTACAAAAGAAAAAGATATGTTATCAGAGTTTAAAAAAAAACTATCTGATGAGAGCCAAGGAAATACTACATTAGCTACATCAAGTGCAGCTATGACTACTACTGAAACTTTTATAGGTCGTGAAGGTTTTAATATAACTGAAAGAGAAGACACAATGAGAAAAGGAAAAAATTCAAAACAAATTCATGTTAAATTTGATACAACTACAGAGGATATAAATCCTTCCAGTAAAGAAACATTTTCTATGCAATATTCAAGTTTCTAACATATCAAACATTAAAATAAAATTTTTAATAAAAATAATTATATAAATTATATATAATTATTTATGAAATACTTATTATGTTATATTTTTTTTATTTTAATTATTCTTATGTTTGCTTATATAAATTCTATTCCTCAACAAGAACCATTTACGCCAAAAATTAAAGCATATTATAGACCAATAATTAGAAAAACTCGTGTAGCTGCAGAAAGTTTTAAAAATAAAGTAACCAACAAAATAACTGAAACATTTGATAGTTTTTCAAAAAGTCTAGGTTTTTAAAAATATAATAATATGTTATTTTAGTATTATATATATATGTCTACTTCGGCACCACCAACAAATCAATCAAATAGTTTACCAACTCAATCAACAACATTAAAAGGAGGCATTGGAAAAACAACCATTTTTACACCTCTATTTAATGGATTAGGTTATTTGAATCATCATGTTATGTATTTAAATAATAGCAAGTTTTTTGCAGGTGTTATTATGATTTTACTTAACGTTGGTTCTAAATTTATACAAATACAATTTAGCAAATCAACCGAAGAATATATGAAATGGTCTGTCAGCAAGCAGTTACTTGTATTTTCTATGGCATGGATGGGTACTCGTGATATATATGCTGCTTTAGGTTTGACTGCGGTATTTACCATATTATCAGATTTCTTATTTAATGAAGAAAGTCATTTATGTATTGTTCCTTATAAATATAGAATTCTTCATAAAATAATTGATACAAACGAAGATGGGGTTGTTACAGATACGGAAATGGCTGCTGCTGTAGCTGTTTTAGAAAAGGCTAAAAGAGAGAAACAACGAAAAGATCAGAAAATGGCTTATCAAAAATTTGATTTTAATAAATATAATTATGACCAATAATCATTAAAAATATAAATAACTAATTATATTAAGTAATTATTTATTGATTTAATTTTATAGTTTTGTTCAACTTATTAGCTTTATTACTAATGCTAACTATTTTATTGTGAAACGTTTTATTTTTTTTACCACCTACATATCTTTGATTATTTTGATAAGGATTATTACGTTGTGTTTGATTATTTTGATTAGGATTTCTATTATTTTGATTAGGATTTCTATTATTTTGATTAGGATTTCTATTATTTTGATTAGGATTTCTATTATTTTGATTAGGATTTCTATTATTTTGATTAGGATTATTACGTTGTGTTTGATTATTTTGATTAGGATTATTACGTTGTGTTTGATATTTGGGCATAATTATATAAGGTTTTCCTGTAAATTCAGACCAAGCTTGTCTTACTGCTTCCCATCTTGAATCGCATTTCATGGCTTCAAGTTGTTCTTTTGTTGCATTTGTTCCTGGATATAATTCTAATGAAATAGTAATAGAATATGCTAATTTTGATGGATCATATTGTTCGTCACTTCTTATCATTTGATTTGCATAATAAGGACGACCATATTGGTTCATTTGATAAGAAGGACTACCATATTTGTTCATTTGATAAGAAGGATTACCATATTGGTTTATTTGATAAGAAGACGGATAATAAGGTTGTCTTGTTGGGTAATTTAAACCTCCTGATTGAATATCGAGTGATCCTCCTTTTTTTCCTTTTAATTTTTGCGTCTTTGATCTTGTATTAACACCTCTTGTTTGTGATCTTGTTTGTCTTTCTGTAGGAAGTGATCTTATCGGAGGTGTTCCGGTTTTTCGTGGTGTTCTTGTAGTACTTACTGGTGTTCTTGTAGTACTTACTGGTGTTCTTGTAGTACTTACTGGTGTTCCTGTAGTTAGTCTTTCAAACTCTCTTCTATAAACATCTGGAAATGGAAAAATTTCTGCTAAAAACTGTATAAATCTTATACCAAGTAATCCATTATTTATATTATTCAGTATTATTTCAAAACTATTTTTTATGGAGTGCATCCAATTTGGTAAAAAAGTATAATTTAAAGCTACTACTTCATCTAGAGGATAATAATCTACAAAAAATATTAAAAATATTATGTAGATTGGTGGAGTTATTTCAGATTCTCTTTCAAAGATAGTAATTTTTTGTTTATTTTTTATTAATGGTTTTGAAGTTCCTGGTATTAAACTTTTATTAGAAAATGTCATTAATTCATAATGACCTATACCATCATAATATAAAAACAAATATTTATTCCAATTATTATCTTCTTGTATAATGAAATTACCATCAATTCTATAATAATAAATATTTGGATCTATTGCTCTATTTGGAAATGTTTTTATAAAGGATATTATATTTATTCTTAATATATTAAGAATTGCTTTACTTGCAAACTTATCTCCCCAGTAATTTGGTGTCATAAAATATTCCCTTATTTCATCTGCATTACTAGAATTTAGAGGTATTGCTTCAAAAGGCGTATTGTATCTTGGATTTGATTGTTGTAATGCTATTGTTGGTTTTCTAACTAAAAACGTATCTCCAGTATAATGATTATTAACTGCATTTAAATATTCTTCGTCAGTTGGTACATTACCATAATTTATTAAACCTTCAATATAATCTCTAAATATACTATTCAAATAATCAACCATTCCATCTTGATGTTGTTGAACATCAGGGTCATCTAGATTACTTTGAATAATATAATAATCACCTACTATTCCTCTCAGACTTTCTATCGTAAATGGTGTTTTTTCCTTACCAAAATCATCTTTTATAATAAGACTTGTAGGATTACTACAATTATAATAATTAATTGCATCTGCAACTGCTATAAAAAAACAATCACCTCTACCTTCATTATAATTTATTTGTAATCCTTCAACTGATTGAGTATATGCGTCTTGACTTATATTACCACCACCTTGCAGTAATATATTACTTGTATTTCTAAATAATCTATTTGTTAGGTTTTGTACTTCTTCACTATTTTGATATATTTTGTTTAATATAAAAAACCAATGAAAATTTCTAAAAAAATCTCTTATTTTGGATGTTACACGTTGTGATTTTGTAGGATTTAATTGAATTTCTGTTTCACAATCACGTTGTTCTTGAGTGGGTTTTTTTGCTGCTGTAAATAGAGGTCCATACGAAGGTATTGATGTAGTAGATTTAGTTGGAGTTGGTGTTGGAGTTGGTGTTGGAGTTGGTGTTGGAGTTGGTGTTGGAGTTGGAGTTGGAGTTGGAGTTGTAGGTCCTCTTGCAGTTGTAGGTCCTCTTGCAGTTGCGTTCTTTTGACCAGTAAATCCAGATCCATATACTGATGTTGGGTCGTTTTCTTCTAATTTTCGCAATTGTTCTTCCCCACTCACTAACCCTTCTTTTATTACTTCTGCATATAAACGAGGATCTATAATTCTATTTGGGTCTAGCTCTTGTTTTCTTTGTTTGGTATCTACTTTCCAATCTCCATTATTCCATCTTATATCAGCAATAGTATATTGTTTGCCTCCTATAGTAATAACTGAACCATTTGCAAAAATTGTTTGTAATGTCAATTTAATATTATTGTCTATGTATCCATAACGCTTTGCTAAAACAAGCGTTTCTGCAGGTCTTGCATTTGTAAAATTAATCAATGATTGAAAAAGACCACGATTAAAAAATTGTTTGACACGCAAATTAGGAGGTATCTTGTCTATGGTTGATTTATTTAACTTAATAAGAGGATAAAATCGCACATCATTATCATCTTTTCCAATATCTTTTGAAACCATAGATGGTTTGAATACAATTTTTTGATAACCTGGAATATTGGTATTAATAGTGATGTTTAATTGATTAGGAATTGGTAAGTCATTTTTCTTTTTTTCAGATTTAGTATTAGTAGAAGTAGTACCTCTTTCAAACACAAAAGGTTTTGTAACTTTTGCTTGTGGATTTAAAATCAATTCTTGTGCTTTTTTTATATCTTCTTTTTTATTTACAACAACTACTACATTATCTCCATATTTAACTGTAACATTATTTGGATCTGCACCGCCTATTATATTTTTTTTATTTTTATTTGATCCACCTGATGTTTTCGTCTCGGTGGTTGAAGAAGGCTCATTTGGTATTGGTTTATTAACATATGAATGCATTGCTAGGTATCCATCATTGGATGAAAATATAGTTGTATTAATAACTTGACCATCATTATCCTTTTTTGTAACGTCAAATAATGGTTCTCCTGTTTTAATGATATCTCCTGCTTTCTCCTTATACCATTTTGTAATAGTGACTTCTTGTGGAGCACTCCAAAAGTTAGTTGTTGGTAAATAATCCGATATAAAAGAATTGTTTATTTTACCCAATTCTAAATTAGGCATAGAAAGAATAAAACCACCAACACCTTCTAGCGGTTTGGATTTTGTATAATATTTTGTTTTTACTCTATAATTATTAGGATCTAAATATTCTTCAGGTGGTTTACGTAATGCTTCTGCTTTTAAATCTTTAAACTCTGAATCTGATTTTGCATCCATATTTTCTTTACTGTAATACGTTTGAACCGCTTCTATATCATTTTTGTCAATCACTATTAATCCAACTACATCACCAAAATTGAAATTATCTGCTATAAATATTTTTGCGATCCATCCATCTATAGATGATATTACATCTGCTGTTTTTACTGTTTTTGTAGTACCACGACTATATTCAATAATTGCCTTGAATAATTCTGTTGTATCTTTTATAACTTGTTTTCCTTCTTCTATAACATCTTTAATATCTAATTTTGCTTTATATCCTAGAAGTGTTTTTGATGACTTTAGAACATTTGGTATGACAAATTTATAACCATCAAATTTTTTTAACTTATAAAAATATAAAGGTAAAGGGGGTGAAAATACTCTTCTTGGTACTGATGATGAAGGTACTGATGGTGAAGGTACTGATGATGAAGGTACTGATGGTGAAGGTACTGATGGTGAAGGTGCTGGTGATGAAGGTGCTGGTGATGAAGGTACTGATGAAGGTACTGATGATGAAGGTACTGATGAAGGTACTGATGAAGGTGTTGGTGATGAAGGTACTGATGGTGAAGGTACTGATGGTGAAGGTACTGATGATGAAGGTACTGATGATGAAGGTGCTGGTGGCGGTTGTGTGTTCTGACTTTTAGAAAAAAACCCCCAACCATTATACCAACTATTATTATCTTTAGGAGGAACAGAATTAGGATTAGGATTAGGAACAGGATTAGTAGCAGAATTCAAAGCTAATTTAATATCATATTGTTTTCTTTTTTCTGGATCTAATAATATATTTTGTGCTTCATTAATTTTTTGAAATTCTTCTGTACCAGAAGAATTTTTATCTGGGTGATATTTCCGTGCAAGATTACGATATGCATGTATAATTTCATCATCTATTGCATTTGTATTTACCCCAAGTATTTCATAAAAATTTCGGTTGTCTGTTGACATTATCTTAGTTATATTATCACAATATTTTTATCACGAGTATAATACATAATTTTTCAACACTAAAATACTACATGTATAAGGCAATATATATTTATTTAACTTAATTTTACAAGTATGAAGTAAAAAAATATTTTATTAACTACAAACATATTCCTTCTAAAGAACCAAAATTAAACTATTTATATAAATTTTTGTTATTTATATAAATTTTATTTCTTAATTGTTGAATAAAATTCTTCTTGTAATTCAATTGGAATATTCTCAAAATTTACAAGTAGTTGGTTTAATTCATATTGTGCTGCATATTTGGGATCTTCACTCATTTTTTTTTGAAAGAATTCTGGATTAGCAATACATTTTAGTGCTGTTTTAGGACCACATTTTGGAAATACTGAAGGGATATTGTCACTACTATCCCCCATAATTATTTTAATTTCCAAGTCATTATCCGAATTACCTGTTCCAGAAATGTTTTTATAATGCAAGTCATACAAGTGCACGTTAGTTTCAATTAATTGTAAATAATCGCGATCACTTGTAATTACATAAATCTCACATAATTCTCCATATTTTTTTAATAAATATTTAATAGACAATGCAATACAATCATCAGCTTCTAAATATGGATGTTTTAGAATAGCTTTAGCGCCTCCTTTTAAAAATAAATCCTCTTCATATACCATTTTAAAGAATGGACCTCCTTTAAAATCTTTATTATCTCTTGTTCCCTTATAATTAGGGAAATGTTTCATTCTCCAAATGTCTTCTCTCTTGCAGTCTTTTCCAACAATAATAATTGGATTATCTAGTTTCAATTTCTTAGGTATTTGTTGTAAATTATCTACATGTGTTTTTTTAAATTTTTCAACAAACTCCTCAACAAGATAAGGATCTTCTAAAGGTTCATTTGTACGTGCATTTTTCCACCATTGAATTAAAGCATAATATCTATAAAAGTTAAAATAACTTCCATCTACGAATACAAAAGTAGGAGTTTTCATTGATGTTTCAAATATATCATTCATGTAATATATAGCAGTAAGTATTTAATTCTTTTCAATTTTATATTATAATTTTCAAAATATATATTTATTTAATTCTAACTTAAAGCCAACCAACATTGTCGTCTCTATATAATGTAAGAATTTTTCCAAAAATACCGAAAAAAAGGAAAAAGGTAGGGCCCAAACTTTTGAAATTTTTGGGGAAAGTTTTTTTGTCTTTTCGATTTTGGACATTTATTTTTGTCCATTTTCAAGAATCAAAAAAAACTTTCCCCAAAAACGGACCTTTGTGACCATAATTGAATTTTATGGTCTGAGTACCAAAAAAATAATTCAAATTTTGTTACGATAATTTTTTATTATTTTTGTAAAAAAGAATTTAGGCATTTTTTCTGTTCTATATTTATAGAACATTTTTGAATGGAAAAGGAACAAAAAAATGCCGAAATTTTTTATTGTGAAAATTGTGACTTTACATGCTGCAAAAAGAGTAATTATAATAAACACATTTTGACACTGAAACACAAAAATAGAACAAAATTGAACATTTTAGAACAAAACAAAAACATGATATTTCATTGCAAACACTGTAATAAGACGTATAATGCTCGGAATAGTCTATGGTATCATGAAAAAAAATGCACACCATCGGCATTAAATGCCGAAAAAAATGCCGACGTAGATTACAAAAATTTAAATGAAAAAGAATTAATTATGTCTCTTTTACAACAGAATAATCAATTACAAAATCAACTTGTTGAAATATGTAAAGAAAAATCTGTAAATATAAATAATAACTCAAATAACAAGACATTTAACTTAAATGTGTTTTTAAACGAGACATGTAAAAATGCAATGAACATTACGGATTTTGTTGATTCTCTCCAATTACAACTGAGTGATTTAGAAAAGGTTGGAGAAATTGGATATATAGAAGGTATTTCTAGTATAATTATAAAGAAATTAAATACATTAGATGTAACAGAGAGACCCATTCATTGCACTGATAAAAAGAGAGAAACAATGTATATAAAAGATGAAGATAAGTGGGAAAAAGAAGATGAAAAACATGTGAAAATGCATAAAATGGTTAGGAAAGTTGCAAACAAAAATATTAATCTTATTTCAGAATTTCAGCAGCTACATCCAGATTGGAAAAAATGTTCTTCCAAATATTCTGACCAATTTAATAAGATTGTTATAGAGTCAATGGGTGGAAAAGGTGATAATGATTACGAAAAGGAAGAAAAGATTATTAAAAAAATTGCCAAAGAAGTGTTTGTTGACAAAAATTAAAATAATAAATTAAAAATTAAAATTAAAATAATAAATTAAAAATTAAAATAATAATAATAAATTGATTATTATTATTATATTTTTCAATAATAATCAAATAATATATACATATTTTTATAAATCTTCATCTAAAATTATATTCGTATGAAATAGCTCATTCAATACATCATCCATTAGTGTTAATATGTTGTTTTTACAAAGCGTCAATGTTACACCATGAGCCATAGCTAATACAAGTTGTGTTTTAACAAAATTGTCACTAGGTTGAATACCAATATCCATAACCTCTTTTCTACATAAAAATTCTTTTATAGTAGAGAGAAATTTATACAATTGAATTTGATTAAATTTTTTTTCATTTTTGCTTGCTTCCAAAAATAATTCTTCTCCTATATTAACAATAGCTTCATAATCTTTTTTCGGTATTTTATTTATAATTTCTCTATTTTCTATAATGACAGAATTTAACAAATGTATCACAGTTTCCCTTGGAGGTCTTTCAAATAATTGTGTTAATAATTCAAAAAGTGCTTCTTTATAAAAATTGTCTATTTCAAAAATAATACCAAAATCAATGACACCAATTTTATATGGATATTTCTCATCATTATTATCCTTTATAAACAATATATTTCCACTATGTAAATCTCCGTGTGTTACACCGTGCACTATAGTAGTAACCAACCCAAACTTCAATACCTGCTTTGAAAATCCAACATAATCTGTTTCTTCTAATTGATTTATTTTTAATCCATTAATGTATTCCATCATAATACAATTTGGATATTTTTCTGTTACTTCTTTATATACTTTAGGTATTTTAACATATTTTAAATTTATGCAATTATTTTGCACCTTTATAATGTTTTTTACTTCTTCATCAAAATTAGTTTGATGACGTATTGTTTCAATGTTTTTATTAATAATATTTTCAATCTGATACTTATTAAATATAGGTATAAAAGATAAAAAATACAAAAATGTTTTTAAATTTTCAATAGAATTATTCAAACGAATATCAATGTCTTTTCTTTTTATTTTAATTATTACCGGTTCACCATCAGACCTTTTATATGCCTTAAAGACGAGAGAAATCATTCCAGAATTTATAGGTATTTCGTAACCATCTTTGAAATATAAATTATATTCATTTTCTAATTCAATTAAATCAATTAAACAAATATCATTATAATTCCATGGTACATTATCTGTAAATTTTAATAACTCATTATTTGTCTTCTCATCAATTAAATTATTATTGGAAGCAATAGCTTGAAATAGTTTAACATACAATATATTTACATTAGCTAACTTCGTAGTAAGTCTCTCAACAAAATTAGTCCAGTTTGAAAAAAATAAATAAAGAATTGTCTCTGAGCTAATAATCCAAAGTATATTAGTAATTGTCCAAAATTCTCTCAATATTCTCTCCATTATTAATCTCTCCATTATCATTAATCTCTCCATCATTGTATAATATATTATACTATTGTAAGTTTTCTATAAATTGTTTTACACGTTTAAATATTTTATTTACAATTACACCAATCATTTTTTGAACAAAAAGTGGAGGTGTTATACGTTTATTATTTAAATTCACTTCAAATGTAAAATATATTTTATGTGGTGTTTCAATATTACAAACACATTCTAGATTATCAAAAGACATTAACTCTGCATTTTCTGGTATCTCTTCTGGTTTGTGAGAAACTATGGATTTTGATATAAAAGTGACTTTATTTTGTTCTACTTTTTTTATCATATGCACATATGAATATTTTTGAGGTAGTCCAATATCTTCAAAAAAATGTTTTAAAAGAAGTGTTACAATTGCTTCATTTTCATTTATTTTTTCAATGTTAGACTGAATATAGATATCAGTGTTTAAATCATATATTAATTTCATGAGACCAAAATCAATAATTTTGTCTAAATATATATTGTTATTTATCATACTAAAATTAATTTCATAATTATTTTCATTTTTTCGTGTAAATGTAAAACCATCTTTATTAAATAAAATAATCTCCATTTGTTATTTATTATTTATTATTATAAATAATAAATTGTCTAAACGTTTTTTGTAAAGATGTATATTTTGGGTTAATAATTTAATTACCAATTTGTTACTTGTTTCAATCCAGTCCAAAACTCACTATCATTTTTCTTTGCCTTTTCAGCTTGTTGTGCATAATAAAATGCAAGAGCTGATGATTCTTCATCTTTTTGTTTATTGTCATTATATAATTTTCGCATTGCCTCTTCTTTACTAAGTGGAACAATATTAGCATTATCACGATGTCTCTTATATTCATCTATTGAATTGAATTTTGGTGTATTTTTATAATCTTCTTCTGTCACTGGAATAACAGATTCAACATAAGCCTGCCTCAAATCAGTATAACCCATTCCTTCATTACTAAAGAGTGTTCCTGATGTAAAATTGCTGTCATATGCCATTAATGAAGAACCGCCAAAAGTATATGCAGTTAATTCATTTACACCAGTATAACTGGTCAATGTTTGTACTTGTTTTTTTCTTTTTTCCATTTCTGATGCCATTTTGTCTTTGGTTATATTGGTTGGTGTGAATACAATATCGTCGTCAGATTTCAACCAATTTCCGTAACCAGTTTCTACTGGATCTTCTAAGCGGTGTTTTTCAAATTGTTGATTAAACCATTGATTAAAATTGTTTGAATCTTTTAAATCTTTATTTGTATTAAACATTTTGTCAAGGAGATGACCATTACTTGAGTCATAATATTCGCTTTTATCTTCAGTTTTTTTTGAATTGGTTTTATTTTGAAATTCATAAATATTTAGAAGTTTTTTATAGGCCTGACTGAAGAATATAAAATACTTTTCATCGATATGTGACTTGTCTGGGTGTGTTTTTAAAACCAATTTTTTACATTCTTTCATAATATCTTCGCTTAAAGTAATAGTTGTATTTAGACCAAATAACTTATAAAGTTCAGGTCTTGAATAGTTTTCAATATTTAAGTCTAATTGATTATAAGAAGTTGAATTGTATACAACGTTTTCTCTCTTTGTTTCGTTTATAAAAGGATTAACATTTGCAAAAGGGTCGTTTTTATAGCCATTATTAGTTTCTTTGATTTTAATGCCACCCTTTTTACAATTGGTCATAGATACGTTTGAAACAGGTCTACTATTTGTTTGTCTCATTATTTAAATAAAAGATAATTTATTTAAATAAAAATATAATAAATATTGTGTAATTTAATAATTAACTTTAATTAAAATAAATATATATATATATATATAATTAATGAACTTTTTTTTTAAAAAGAAAAAAGGAGATTTAAAAGAGACATCAGGATTACAACGTGGTACAAGATATGAGGCTAATGATGAAGATCTAAAATTTGTAGAAAATAATATGATGAATCAAAATACAAGTTCAAGATTACAACGTGGTACAAGATATGATCCTTATGATGATGATGATGATCTAGCATTTGTACAAAAAGAGTTAGAAAAAAAACAAGGAGGAAAACGAAGGAAAACAGGAAAACGAAGGAAAACAGGAAAACGAAGGAAAACAGGAAAACGAAGGAAAACAAGAAAAAATAAAAAATCTAGAAAATAAGTTGATTGAATAATTATAATTAAAAAATATATTAAAATAATTTATATTTAATATATAATAAATGTCTTTCGATCAGAATAATGTGTTTTTACAAGAACAAAAAGCAATGAACAAAATTGAAAAAGATAGATTAGATATAGAAAATAGATGTTTACCAAAAGGTTGGGAAGCATTTTTAGATGATAAAGGTATTATGTATTATGTAAACACTGAAACTAGTGAAAATATATGGGTAAAACCAGAACATTCATTGCCTACTACTGTATTTGGTAATAAAATTACAGACTTAACAATGATAATACCAGGACGTCTTTATAATGTTTCAAAAAGATTTTTATTGTGTACAATTAGTGATTCCCAAAACAGTTCATATAGTTTTATAGATATAAATATACCAGAAAATCCTATAAGTTTAGCTGGTATAAATATTTCTGATATTAGACCGATAGATATAGATAACTCGGATTTTTATATTGGTATTTTCAATAAGCTTACATCTGCTAAAATATTATTAACAAGTAAATTTTTAGATTATACTCAAGTAGAAAAAATATCTGAAGTAAATGCATCTTATTATTATACATTATCAGAGACAGAACCTGGAACACCTGTTAAAAATAATGATAAATCAAAACCACCACAGGGTCCTTATTATTTTAGAAAATCACAATCAATAATTGGCACAGCGCAACCTACATCTGCTTCCAATATAGTATCAGGATGTTTTAAACCTGAAATAGCACCAAAACTTTATGAATATTTTGAAAAAAAATATGTAAAAAAATAATATTTAAATTTTTAGAAAAAGTATAATATTAAATTTTTCTAAAAGTATTGTTACTTAAATATCCAATGAAATGGTATTGCTAGCTGATTTCTTACGACGTCCGCTACGTTTAGGCATATTTCCCTCTGACTGCATTTCTTTTAGGTCACTAATACTGATAGTGCTGCTATCATTTGTGGTTGCTTGTTGTGTAGGTTCCTGAATATTAATGGTCTTAGTTTTTAAACCAGAGAGAATATCACTAATATCACTAGGTCCCTTCATTTCAGGTCGTCCTGTAGGTCTCTTACTTGTTCTATCCTGCACATCTGGTCTTTCAAAATTCTCTCGAAGACTTATACCATCATCTACAAAATTACTCTTACTAAAATTCAAATCAGGTCTTGCATAGTTGTTATTACCAGAGCGTCCTGTTGGTGGCGGAACAGCATTAGGTCCTTGTGTGGCCATTGGTGGTGGGGGACCGCGTCCAGAAGCAGGTTGAGGATCCGGATTCATAAAGTTACCCATGAACCCTCCAAAACCAGGACTGCTTTGTGACATTGAATTAACCGCAGCATTTTGGAAAGAACGCATGAGGTCAGGGTTTTGTCGTAAGATATCGTCCATGCCAGGCATTGCACTTTTAAACATAGTATTACTCATGTGAACCATCATAGCACTTCCACCAAGCTGGAAAAGTAGTTTCAATTCAGGTGCCATAGATGCTTTGCTCTTATATTTTTCATGAAGTTCGCCAAAAATTTCATCATAATCTCCCATGTTTTCTTCAAACTGAGCACTCCAACCATCCAATTTAATGTCAAAGGGATCAAATCTTCCATTTAAAAATTCAATACCATTAATAACAGCCATTAGCATGTTGCCTTGGAATTTAACTGAATTTTGTTTTGATTTTTCCTCCATAATGGTCTCATATTCACCTTGCATTTCTTGCAAAGAAGATTCCATATTATATTTTTTTGATAATTCTACACCCTTCTTTTCAAGAGCCTCTAACTTCCTTAAATATTTAAATTTCTCTCTGAGTAGTTCTTCTTTTGACATTTTATGTTCAAATTGAACCGATGCATCTGGATCAATAGGAATATTATTGAATTTACCATAACCATCCCATGTCTTACTATCATTGTCTGTTTGTGAAGTAGATTGTCCAATACTTGGTTCATTATCGCTAAATTTCACGGATGGTTTTTCATCTATTTTGGAATTAAAATAACTAATAGGATCTGAAAATAAATCAGATTTAGGTTTAAAACTACTGGTTGGTATGTCTTCTACTAAATTATTTAATTCATTTTCTAAATTATTTAAATCTTCTAATTCAATTTCACTGGTTGGTTTATTTCCATCCTTAACCTTGTCATTCATAAGTAATTCAAGTCCTCCACCAAAATTTGAAGAGTTTCCATTGAGATCCAGATCAGTAATTTCAATAATGTCATCCATTATATCTATTCATTAACTAGAATAGATAATTTTAAGTCCTACGAATTATTAAATATATTATTCCATCCACCTTTTAAAAAGGTGGAGCCAAAATCTATCATATTGTTTTAAATCAAGTTTCACAAAAGTTAATATTGGTAGGGTTTTTGCTCCACTTTTTTCAAAAAGTGGATTTTTTCAAAAAGTGGATACCTTGCAAAAATGAATCTGCTAAATCATCCTTCTTTTTATGTTTATTGAAATAGTCTACATGTTCGCTAAATCGAAAGTCATTTGTAATTGTTTCTAAACATTTTGCGATTCCAAGTTTTTTTCTATCGCTATATGTAGTTTTTTCATTTGGAGTAAAATCTTTTAATTTATTAGAAGCCGATATGAATTCAATATTATCTACTTGCAGTCCTGACATGACAAAATATTGCACAAGCATACCTTGTATAGTCTTCATTCTAGTGGCAATAGGACTTATTTGATTTTCAATAATCACATAATCTATTTTGATTTCATTTTGAAATAATTTATTAAAATGTGTCTTAATATTTAGTCCAATACTAAATAAGCTAACATCTGCAGCACGCGTAGTATCAATGCTTTCAAAATAATGGTCTTTAATATAATCATTAATTAGTTTGGCTAAATCTGTTTTTTTAATTTTATGTTCATATACAATTTTGTGAGCATCTGCAATATCAAAAAGTTTTTGAAATTTTTGTTTATTTATAAAAGAAGGTTTTTGTTCTGAGCTTGGTATCTGTAAAGGTTGTTTTTTTGAATGTTTTAAGCAATAGCATGTGTCTTCTTTCTTAAATTTTGCAGGTTTTTCACATAGTTTGCAAGTATATGATACTTCTTCAGATATATTAATAGTATCCCATTTTGTTACGATAAAATAGTCTGATACAGGTTTTTTTTCAAATAAACAAAATGCTAAATTTTTAATACCGACGTCGATAGACAACACTTTCATATAATAATAAAGTATATTAACTTATTATTATATTGTTTTTTATATGTGATTTATTTTGGTCTAATTATTTTGGTCTAATATTATTTTGGTATACTACTATCTTTAATATGAGCTGATACTAGTCGTGAATTTAATTGTTCACTTGTTAAATAAGGATTTTTAAGATCAGAATTGCAATATCCATATCCAGGTCTGCTAGTGTCAAAAGTGTTTTTAAATGTATAAGGAACATTGTCAGAAGGTGTTCTATCTGACTGTACATGTGGGTCGAGACCTAAATCATAACAAGCTTCTTTCGAATTATAGTTCATGATTTGAAGTCCATTCTTTTGCAAATATTGACGATATGTCCAATTATTTTGAATTCCTTCCTGTTTTTGAATTCTCTCATTAACAACTGCGTCTGGTTGCCATGATGCGTAATTTCGTCCATCAGCCATTATCGGAGGAAAATTAAAGTCAATATTATTAGAGCTAGTATAACAGGTAGACCACGACATTTATATACTTATAAGATAAAATCTTTATTCAATTCCAAGCAATTTCAACAATTCAGGTTTCTTTAATTTAGAGGAATCTGTCACTAAACCCTTATCAATAACAAGAGTTTTCAATTTTTGTAGAGAGAACTTTTTATAATCAACAGATTCTTCATTTTCATTCTCGTCTAAATTTATGTTAATTTTTTTCATAACTTGTATTTCGTTTAAACTTTCTTCTAAAGGTGTCTCTTCTACTAATTCTTCTATTTTTAAAGATGAATTTTTAATAATATTTTCCAATTTTTCTTCTTCTTTTTTATTCAAAGATATTTCCTCACCAATCTTAAATACTTTTACAGAAACATCATGTTCAATATCATCATCACAACTAATTTCATCATCAGATACTTCATCATCACAACTACTTTCATCATCAGATACTTCATCATCACAACTAATTTCATCATCAGATACTTCATCATCATCTTCATCATCAGATACTTCAATCAATTGACCGTCATCTTGCATAGAAAAAGGTCTAATATTTTCTTCTAAAGTTGGACCATTACCTCCACTGAAGCTTTGATTTGCCATATGACCTACTGCAAACTTCATTTGATTCATGTCTTCTGCTAAAGTAGAAACAATACTAAACATAGATGCGATTTTGTGGTTTTGTTCTCTAGACTTGCTTTCAAAATAAACAACTAGTACTGAAACTATAAGAATCATAATTCCTAAATACATTAAAAAAGATGGACTAAATAAATCTATCAAAGACATTTATATTACAAAAAGAGTATATAAATTAATTAGTGAATTAACGAATAAATTTATAATATTAAATTACGAGTTTCTTTCTTTTCTTTGTTTTCTTATTTTTCTTTGTTTTCTTTGTTTTCTTTCTTTTCTTATTTTGTTTTTTATACTTTCCTCCTAATAAATTTTCTATATTTTTAACAACATCTTCAGGTAATCCGTCAAATGTAATTTTCCATATATTTATATTTCCATAATCGTCTATTAAATCTGCTTTATCAAATACATGATCTACAAAATAAACTTGTAATTGATTTTGATTTTCAAATTTGAATATTTTTGGTTTATAATTTTCATCAGGAGTATCAGCTAAATAAAAAACTATATCTTTTTTCGGAACAACTAAATATTTATTATCTTGTAAAAGGTTAGTAAAATCATTAATGTTTACTACATTGACACCATAAAAATTTTTAATTTTTTTTTCCATTTATAATATATTATTATATTTAGATTCCGACAAAGTTCTATCAATAATTTCTTTTGGATAATTTAAATTGGTTAAAACATTAATCCCACCCTTAACTTCTGAAATACCAGGTGCAATCTTATATGTATAAATAATACGTTTACTATCTTTATCTATTTCAGTAACCATTTTACAGTTTTCTATTGTTTTTACTTTGTCCAATTTTCTGCAAACTTTTACAAAATGTGTTGTAAGCAAACTAGTGACTACTTTATATTTTTGCAGATAAAGCATAAAAGAAGTCGCGCTTATTTCCGCTTCTTCTGGATTTGTACCTGAGTATAGTTCATCAAACACACAAAAATGTGTTTCTTTAGGGTTATCATTAATGCAGTCTAGAATTTCCTTGCAACGTCTAGCCTCTGCTTGGAATAAACTATCACGTCCAGAAGTGTCAGGTATATTTAAATAACAATGTATATGGTGGAATGGTGCCAATTTTGCGGAATCATAGAAGCCACATCCAAATTGCTGAGTAAATATAATATTTATTAAAGTGGATTTAAGAATTGTTGTTTTTCCTGCCGCATTAGGTCCTGTAATAATGAGGTTTTTCTTTAACTTTATAGTATTTTTTACAGGTTTTTTTTCATTTTTATTTAAACATGCATAATAACTATTTTTAAACATATTTTTCTTAGAACCTGCTTTAGAAAATGTAGCAAAATTTATTTTTCTCTCTACAATGTTTTGTTTCAAACCTTCAATACAATCAATGTAGCCATTAAATCCGAGAGAATATAGAATTACTTCATTATATGTTACATCAGTATGTAACTCGTAAAAGTATTTAAATATATTTCCAATTTCTTTAATTTTGTATGAATTAAATAAGCTATATTCAGAAATACTAGATAATTTGCTTTTAATATTTTTTAGTATTTCTATTTTGTTTTTTAGAATTGAATTAAATTCACTATATGTTTCTAGATTTTTTGAAAAACTTAAAAAATTTTCCATGGATAAAATCGTTTGTTCTGAATATTTACAGATTTTTGAAAAATGGTCATGTATTTTTTGCATATTACTATGAAATTTACTACATACCATTATATTTTGGTAAATAGAAAACAAATAAAATCCAGCGGATATAAAAATATAAATTTTTTCTTGTGCAGTAATTTCAAAAAAATTTGTTGTAAAGAGTTTTCCAATTGCATTTGTTTGTGCAACGACTTTTAATACTTCAGTATAATCATGAACACTTAAAGGAATTCCACGCATTCTTAAAATAAAAAAAGGAATAATTAGAATAAGTATAGGCATGATAAGAGAAAATATAGGTGAAAACAAATTATAAATGCTAATAAACTGTAAAAATGTTTCGGACTTATTTAAAAATTCAAGAATTTCCCAATCAACATAGTAATATTTCTCTCTAAACCCAGTATCTAGTTTTATTTCATTCCATATGTCAATAATGTTTGTATAATTTGAGTATTTATTTGTAATAGGAATATATTCCTTAATAAGTTTTTGATTATCTTTTAAATAATCTACATCGGTTGTATAATATTTAACAATTTGTTCAGTTACCTTTTTTGACACATCGTTATCTGTATTCAAATAAAAAGAATATATTGGATTACTAGATGGATCAATAGTTTTTACTAATTCTAAATCAGTTGCAATATTTTCTTTTAGTTCGATTTTATCTTTATTGTAGATAATTGGTGGTTTAAAATGATCATTTACTTGATCAACAACACTAATAATCTTCTTTGTTTTTAAATTATTATCTTCATCTTTATCTTTGTACCCACTAAAGAAATTCATTATATGTATTAGAAGAAATATAATGAATTTATTTTACGTATTTTATTTGTAAATCTTATATATATTTTATTTTATTATATGGATTTTTGTTATCTATTATCTAGATAGTAAATTATAAATTTAAACAACAGACGCTAAGAAACCTAGATCAGCAGGTAATTCATTAACCTGTGTTGAATAATGTTGTTCAATTTCTTTTAGTTTGATAACGTCACGTCTTGTAATAAAGTTTATTCCTACACCCTTTCTACCCCATCTACCACTGCGACCAATTCTATGTAAATAAGTATGAACATCTTTGGTTAAATCAAAGTTGATAACAACACTCACTTGCTGAATATCAATACCACGTGCAGTAACATTTGATGAAATGAGAACGCGTGATTTACCGCATCTAAAATCATTAAAAGCTCCCTCTCTCTCTGGTCTATCCATATTGCTATGAATTCTACAGACAGGAAATTCATCTTCCATCATTGCTTCATATAGATCTTGTACACGCTTAATACTATTACAATAAATAATACATTGTGATAAAGACAAGAATGAAAATAGATTTTTGAGTGTTGCATATTTTTGTCGGTCATCATCGACTGCAACATAAAATTGACGTATTCCCTCTAGTGTAAGCATTTCACGCTTTACACTAATTCTAACAGGGTCTCTCATTATCTTTGAAATAATTGTATTAATACCATCTGGCATAGTTGCACTAAAAAGTGCAACTTGTATTTCAGTGCTAAAATATTGAAAAATATTATAGACCTGTTCCTTAAATCCTGTAGATAACATTTCATCTGCTTCGTCAAGAATGACAAGCTTGATTTTCTTAGATGAAATTTTATCACGTCTCATCATCTCAAAAACACGACCTGGACACGCACAAATAACATGAGGTACATTTTTATTTGAAAAACTACTTGTCTCCTCAATAATAGACCCACCATAAAGGGTCTGAACACGTAATCTATCCATCATATTACCTAAACTCTCAAAAACTTTTGCTGTTTGAATAGTTAGTTCTTTTGTTGGAGACAAAACAAGTACTTGTGTAGTATTGTCTGTAACGTCAACATTTGCTAAAGCACCAATAGTGAATGTAGCTGTTTTCCCTGTGCCTGACTGGGCTTGAGCAACAATATCTTTTTTTAATATAAGTGGTTTAATAGCTTTTTGTTGGATGGGACTTGGTTTTTCGAAACCATAAGCATAAATGCCTCTTAACAATGATGGACTTATTTCTAACTCATCCCAATTTTGTATTTCATACGAAGAGTTTATCTTTTCCTCGTTTAGCGCGTCGTTATCTTCAGAAACTATAGCTGACATTATACTATAATACGTCTTTATCTGTTTAAGTTTATTTATTATTATTATTATATTTTAAAAAAATTGATATAAATAATAAGATGTATAATATATTACATATTCATAATGACATCTTGTTATACACTTAATGATATTAATAATATTCTTTTTCAAGGGTTTGATTTTAAATTACCAGAAGAGACACTCAAAATAATTTCTGAGTTAGCTCTGCAAGTTGGGTCTCCTGATTATGTAAAGACGCCTGTATTTCAAAAACGTGAGAATTCAATGAAAGTTGAACAACCAAATGATTATATGTGTGAAAAAAATAAGACAGTTGGAGGCTTCAAAAAGGGAAGACGAAATAAATCACAAGAAATCGTAAATGACGAAGATTGGGAAGCATTGAGGACTTTTCAAACAACAAAAATAGATGAAAAAGTCGGTTTTGATGCTCAAATAGATAATATTAGAGCATTGTTGAATAAATTATCAGATAAAAATTACTTGGATATACGTAATAAAATTATAGATTTAATTGATAAACTCGTAGAAGAAAACATTACTTTAGAAAACATGGAGCGATTGAGTTCTGCAATTTTTGAAATTGTTTCTACAAACAGATTTTATTCAAAGCTTTATGCAGATTTGTATTCTGATTTATCATTCAGATATGATACTATGAAATATACTTTTGAGAATAAATTAACAGAGTTTACTGGATTGTTTGATACTATTGAGTATGTAGATTCAAACGATAATTATGACAAGTTTTGTGAAATAAACAAGACAAATGAAAAACGCAAATCATTAGGTGCATTTTATTTGAACTTGATGCAAAATGGTATTATACCAGAAAAAACGATTATACAAATTACTAGAAATTTGTTAGCTCAAGTGTATGTATTTATTTTAGAACATGATAGAAGAAATGAAGTGGATGAATTAACAGAAACTATTGCTATCTTGTATAAAAAAGAACTATATCAAAATGATGACGGTGATAATTATTCACTAATCGAAGGACTTAAAATTAGTGAAGTAGTTGAAAAAATTGCAAATAGTAAGGTAAAAGATTATAAAAGTTTGACAAATAAGACATTATTTAAATTTATGGATTTAATTGACATGTAACAACCTTTTAAACAACCTTTTGAAAAAGGTTGTACCAAAACACTACATCAACTTTTGAAAAAGGTTGTACAAAATAAAACACTATAAAAATAACTTAAATAATTTTTAATAAATTAAGTAAATATGATTTACACAATATTACACACAATATCATTTACATTGATAGGAACTATATCTGGATATATTATGATGGAAATAACAAATGGCGTTTTTCATATATTATTTAAACGTAATATTTCAAATGTTTTAGCATATACTCTAGTATTTTTTTCTGCATTTTTTGGATTTTCATACGGTTATACATATTCTACATCTTCGGTTAAATAATATTCAACAACATACATTTTTGAAATGTTCGCTTTTATGTTTAAGTATATTATTTAATTATTTATAAAAAAAATGAATTGCTTTTTATAAATAAAATACTTATCATAATACAATATAGAGAAATGGAAACTAAACCTGAAATTAATAATGTTATCAATTCCTCTTCTGTTTCAAAGACAAAAAAGGTAAAACAACAAATACTAATTATTGAATATTATGATAAAAAATCTTTTATTGAGAAATATTCAAGAAAAAAAAGGATAAATATGTTATATAAAATTATTCATTTGAAACAAATTGATAACGCCATTAACAAATGTAAAATTAAAAAAGGGGCCAATCTATATGCTTTTGAATATTTAAAATTACATTTAAATGAATATGTAAGAATAAAGGATGTTCAAGAATATTGTAATTTTAGAAATAAACAAGAAACAGGTAATCCATTAGGAGACCCACCAAGAGCATTTGAAATTTTGAGAAAAGATAAATTACCTTTAGAGTGGAGTGAAATACAATATAAAAAAAATAAGTATGTTAAATATACTCCACATATAAAAGACAAAATTTGCACTAAAATAATAGATAACCATAAACATAAAAGTGATAGTTTTAATAAATGTATTATTGAGGAAAAAATTAAATTATCAAATTATAAATGTTGTATCACAGGAATACCACAAGACAATGGAGATTTAGCAGCAGACCATTTTATTCCAAAAGAAAAAGGTGGATTAAGTGATTATAATAATTGTATAATAATCAATAAAATATTGAATGAGAAAAAAAATAAAAAATTACCGATTGAATGGTTTTGTGAAACACTTTTAACAAATTTTATGAATATATGTAGAAATGTTGGAATATTAGGAGAATGTAAAAATAAACTAATTAAATTTATTCAAGATTTTGAATGAGTAGTGTAAAGCAAAAGTCATAACGAATTTTTCTTTTACACACTAATATACATATTTTATTTATTTAATAATTTTTTTATAGATAAAGCAATATTGTAAGATAAATGAACAGGAACGGCATTACCTATTTGAACACATCTTGAAGTATGTGAACCACAAAATTTATAATCTAAAGGAAACCCTGTAATAGTTGCAGCTTCACGAACAGTAATTGAACGATGTTCCCATGGATGAATTGGGAAATTACTATGTCCTGGAACTAAAGTAGGAGCAGGAAGATTTCTACTCAATCTTTGTGTATTTCCTCTTGAATAAAAAGCACTTATTTTTAATTCATCTGGAATGTCATCTATAACATCTGCAATATTATTGCCCTCAGGTATTAATTTAAATCTATCTATTGTTTTTTGATTGTGTTTCATAGGTTTGTTATCTTCATCAATTGAAGGATTGTTTATACCATTATAATCTATTAAATTTAAAGCATCATTTAATGTATTGTTTGTATCTTGTTCTTCAGGATATATATATTCTCCTTCAATATCATTTCTAACTGCTACCATTATTATTCTTTTTCTATTTGTATATCCACCATATTTATCTGTTTGTAAAATTTTTTCATAAAATTTATATCCCATTTCTAAATATTTTTGTTTTATATCATCTAAAACACAATATTTATATTTATCAATACTTTTTAATAATTCTTCCATTTTTTTTTTATTTTTATTTATGGTTAAATTTAATTCACTGTAATCTTCACCATTTTTTCTTTTACTTGATTTTTCTCCATTTAATAATTTATTTGAATCACTCAATTTCGTGTAATCCTCAAAAGTTTTAACGGTGTCTTCGCAGTTAACATATAATATCATATTTTTAATTGCGGTTACATTTTCAATTACACTTACTTTAGGTCTTAAAATATCAACAAGACGCAGTTGATGCTTGTATAAATAATTTCTTATATCAAATGGATTTCTAACTCCTGCTAAAGAAAATCCTTTACATACTATTCCGCCAAATAATACATCAACTTTTTTATTTCCTATTTTAGACAATAAAATTTCTTGCGTTATATCTTCTATTGGAGATAATAGATATTGGTCTTCGCTAATAACTTTATTCAACAATAAAGTATCTATTGTATCTTTGTCAATATCATTTACTAATAATGATTTAAATCCAGCATTTTTAAATCCTAAATGAGCACCACCAGCACCAACAAATGTTTCAACAATTGTAAGTTCATTATTTTCTTCACAATCGATATCATTTTCAATAATCCAAATAGGTTTATTATTTTTTGAAGTATGATTCTTCATTTTGCTATTAATAATATTATTATTATTCATATTATCTAATTCAATTTTTTATTATTCAAAAAAAAACTCATTCATATATTTACTAAATGTTCAAATGTGGATAAATATATTAGATATTATTATTATTTAAATATATGTATAAATATTTAAATAATGCAAAGTCAACAAGATAATATATTTATTTCATTAAATGAATGTGAAGAAAATAATGTTGAGAAATGTTCATTTGATATAAATGAAATATTAAATAAAATTGAACATACAGACACAGATTTAATGGTTCCACATATTATTCATTATCATGAAAATTTTACTATAAAAGAGTTATTATTAATATGTGATTATTATGGAATTGCAAAGGAATTAAAAGCTAACAAGTGTAATAAAGATTTAATTGTACAACATCTTGTAGAATTTGAATTAAACCATGAAAATAATGATATTGTTTTTAAAAGAAAAAATATGTGGTTCTATATTAATGAATTAAAGAATGATAAATTTATGAAGAAACATGTATTATGGTAAAAATATTTTTATATTTATTTTGTATTAAATATAAAAAATAATATAATAAAATATATATGGTATTATCAAAAATAAATAGCGATGTCAGTTATCCTGAATTAAAAAGTGTAGATGTAAGTGATTTAAAAATGGAATCTGACTTGTATCAATTAGAAATTAAAGACGTAGACGTAATTATAGCACTAGGAAATGCAAAAAATACTTTTGAAGATAAAAATATTTTATATTTTCCTATTTATTTAGTTAAACATAATAATAAAGTAATTCAAATTGGTGTATATGAAGTTAAAGCATCAGACTATTTATCTTATTTGGACGAAATGAATAATATTGACATAGAAAAAATAGGGGATCCGTTGATCTATTCTTTTGCTAATTCTGCTTTTATTAATCGTCTTCATTTGAAACCAGATGTGCCTCTAAGAAGAATTAAAACGGATGAAGATGATAAGAAAAAGGAAGAAAACGTTTCCGATTCTGATTCTGATACAGAAATAGAAGAAATCGAATATAATGAACATTATGAAATTCCTCCAGAACGTATTGATACGTTTATTATCACAAAAGGTATTCCATTACCACCATTATTAAAAGAAGAAACAAAAAAACAAGCAAAAGATTACAGAGAAAAGTATCATGAAGGACCAAAGGATGCATGGGTTCAAAAATTTATGAAAAATAAAAATTACACGGTAGTAGATAATGAAGGTGGTGGAGATTGTTTTTTTGCAACTATCCGTGATGCTTTTTCTAGTATTGCACAGCAAACTTCTGTAGCAAAACTTCGCAAAAAACTAGTTACTGAAGCAACCGAAAAAATATTTTTTAATTATAAAGAACAATATGATATGTATAAAGATGGGCTTGTGAGAGATACAAATAAAATTAAAGAATTAGAGTCTGAATATTTGTTGTTAAAACAGAGATTTACAGAAGTATTAGATAGGAATGAACAAAAAATGATTTCAACTGCAGCAAAAGAAGTAAAGAAAGAACATGACCGACTTGTTGAAGAAAAAAAAGTTACTGCTGAAATATTAAAAGATTTTAAGTTTATGAAGGGCATTGAAACATTGGAAGCTTTTAAAAGTAAATTGAAAAAGTCAGAATTCTGGGCAGATACATGGACTATTTCTACTCTAGAAAGACTTCTTAATATTAAATTTATTATAATGTCAAGTGAATTATACAAAAGTGGTGACACAAAGAATGTTTTACAATGTGGACAATTGAATGATGATGTTTTACAGCAACGCGGACGTTTTACACCAGAATTTTATATTATTATTGACCACACAGGTAATCATTATAAATTGATTGGATATAAGAAAAAACTTATTTTTAAATTTACAGAAATTCCATATGATGTTAAAAAGATGATTGTTGAAAGATGTATGGAAAAGAATGCTGGACCCTTTGCTATTATTCCTGATTTCCAAAGATTTAAAGCTACTAATTTTCCACAAAATGAAACGTCTGTAATGGGTGTCCATGAAGAGCTATCTGAAAGTAAACTACGTGGATTGTATGATGATGATGTTGTGTTACAATTTTATTCAAAATCGATTGATAAAAAATTACCTGGTAAAGGCAATGGAGAGAAAATTCCTAAAGAGAGATTGAAAGATTTTGCTGAGTTGGCAACTATTCCTCAGTGGCGAAAGAAGCTTTCTAATTTTTGGGTTCAACCGTTTTCACTAGATAATCATCAATGGTCTTCTGTAGAGCATTATTATCAGGGTTCTAAATATAAGAAAACATATCCTGATTTCTATTTGAGTTTCTCTCTAGACTCAGGAACAGATTTATCAAAAGATCCTGCAATGGCAAAGGCTGCTGGTGGCAAAAGTGGTAAATTTAAAAGTGAAAGATTAAGACCTCTAGAAGTAGGAGAGCCTGATTCGGATTTCTTTGGTAAGAGAAAAAATAAGGAAATGTATGCTGCTCAATTTGCAAAATTTACGCAAAATGAAGACTTGAAAAAACTACTATTAGCGACACAAGATGCCAAGTTGACACACTATGCCAGAAGTAAACCTCCTGTTGTATTTGATGAACTTATGTTAATTCGTGACAAAATTAAGAGAGAACAAGTATAAATATAAATTATAATAATATAAATTATAATTTATCTACATAAAAGAACAACAATTATTTTGTTTTAATACTTTTGTAAATGTTAATAAATTTATACACGAATCGATTACTTTTTCAACTTCAGTTATTTCACAATTTATTTTTTTACTTTTATTTAAAAATCTAATTATAAATTTAAGAATATTTGAAGATAAATCTGATATGACAGTTTTATTAAATTGTTTATAATAATTTATTCGTTCATAAAGAATTTGAATAATTAATATTAAATCATTAACACATATACTATTTTCTTTATTTATTTTTATTAATGAATTTTCTAATTCCAAAAATGATGTAGGATTATTCTCTAAAATAATCTTAATAACGGCTAAACATTTGTCTGTTAAACTAATTTCAAGTATATTATATATTTCTTCTGACTTATCATATGGTTGTTCTGTTAAATAAAATAATACTTCTGATAATGTTTTACTTGAAAAATCATAAGCCTCTTCTGGTCCTTCTTCTATAAAAACAACTTCTTTTTGAAACACTTCTTCTGGTCCTTCTTCAATAAAAACAACTTCTTCTTGAACTTCTTCTTGAACTTCTTCTTGAACTTCTTCTTGAACTTCTTCTTGAACTTCTTCTTGAACTACTTCTTGAACTTCTTCTTGAACTTCTTCTTGAACTTCTTCTTGAACTTCTTCTTGAACTACTTCTTGAACTACTTCTTGAACTACTTCTTGAACTTCTTCTTGAACTTCTTCTTGAACTTCTTCTTGAACTACTTCTGGAACTACTTCTTGAACTTCTTCTTGAACTTCTTCTTGAACTACTTCTTGAACTACTTCTTGAACTACTTCTTGAACTTCTTCTTGAACTACTTCTTGAACTACTTCTTGAACTTCTTCTTGAACTTCTTCTTGAACTACTTCTTGAACTTCTTCTTGAACTACTTCTTGAACTTCTTCTTGAACTACTTCTTGAACTTCTTCTTGAACTACATCTGTAACAACGATATCCATTAAATTATATAAATTTATAAATATTAAAAAAAATAAAAAAAAAATCATCCATAAATTTTTACAATTCTTGTTTTTTTATATTATTAAAAAATATAGTTACTATTTGAGCGCCAACAAATTCACCTGATGCTCCAGTTACAGCATATTCTATAAATTGCTTTTCTGTTGCAGTACTAGTACCTCCATCATTATAAATTGCTGTAGCGCTAATTAATCCTGTTTTTGTTTGTATCGTTAATGTTTCATTATATAAAGAATAAATAGAATAATCTCCTAAATTAGTTGCTGGTGTTCTATAACCTGTAAAAGAAAGAATATCTTTATTTGGTACTCCATTTTCATCCATCATAAACCTATTTTGTAAACCACTATATGAACTTTGTTTATCTATATATGGTATAAAATCAATTATTGCCGCATTTGTTTCATTCGATGTATCTTATTGTGTAATTCTATAATAAAGTGTTTGTAAAACAGGAAGTGAATTATTATACATATATAGTAAAACGAATAATATTTTTTTACAAAAAAAATAAATTGAAAGTTAAATACAGTTACTTCCTTCTGCATCAATCTTTGCAGTGACATTATCTGAACAACAACCATATTGCGTGCCAGCACAACCTCCATAAATAGGATGTGGAGGTGGGGGCACAGGTTGTGGTGGTGGAGGTAAAGGTGGTGGTGGTGGTGGTGGTGGTGGTGGTGGTGGTGGTGGTACTGGTGGTGGTGGTGTGGTCGCGGTGAGGTAGTGGGTGTTTTTGTGTGTATGTGCGTGTGTGCTTTG